TTCAATTTCGGAAAGTTTTCCGTTTAACCTTTTAGCTTCTCTACTTGAATCACTATACCTTTTTTGTAAAGTATCTACTTCAGATACTTCTTCCTGAACTTCTACATTAGGGCTCGTCTGCGTGTTATCGCTTTGTTCCGAGGTTGGTTGTGAAGGTTCATCTATGATTGCACCATTGACTTGTTGGTCTAAGGTTTCAAAGAAATCCTCAGTATTCATGTCCATGACTGCACCTTGTACGCTTGTACTTTCGGGGGCCTCAACGGCGTTACCTACTTGTTCTGACATACTAATCTCCTTTTTAGAGTTTTGTTAATTTAATGAACATTCTAAATAACTATCAAGAGTTAATGTTACTCATTTTTAGCAACATCTTCCTTAGTAGATTCCATGTCCATTTTCATTTCGTCTCGCATTTTCTCAAACTCAACTTTTAACATTCCTCTTAGAAGTTTTTGTTGAGCTTCAGTTTCGAGAACATCTTTTCGTATTTCATTAGATGCTGTACCGACTTTCATCTTTATGCCAGCTTGCACTAATTGTCTTTCTAAAGTTTCAATAGTCCCGTCTTTATCTTTCATAGCTTCTTCCATAGAAGATACCTGACCTTGTAGTTGAGAATAAACAGACTTTCTTTCAATTACTTGTTTCTTATTTCTTATATCAGTTTCAGCTATCATAGCTATATCATCTATAAGTCCAGCTTGGAACCATTTAAAATATTCCTCTAATAATGCCCATCTATTAACTGGCATTGTAGCTCCCGCTACGACTCTTATATCAAATCTTGCACTTGCATAATCTTTAAATTTACCTATTGCTTCTCCATAATCATTATATACTTGGATATTAATTCTTACTTCTTTTTCTTGCTCTTGAGGAGATTGTCCAGCCTCTGGCTGTACTATTCTAAACACTTTCTCAACTGAATAATGCTTTTGAGCCTGCATTTGAAAACATCTTCCTAAATGCTCTAGAGCGGGCTCTACAACACTTCCCATCCAAGCTTTTAATCTACGAGTCCCAAACTCATCATTTGCAAGTAATCCCCTATATGTTTCTGCTTGGTCTTGAGCAAATCCCATCATAGCAGAAGGGACTCCACTTATATATTCTGCATCAGCCTTGCCTTCTTGCACTACAGTATAAAATGCATTATTAATTGGAGCTGGTAATATAGGAGTTGGAGTTGCAAATCCTTGTCTATATTTCAATAAAGCACCGGGAGATGAAGAATACTTTTCCCATTCTTCTTCAGGGACAGCTCCTTCTTCATACATCCATCTAAGATTAGAAGCTAAGTTTGCATTATGAAGCATTATCTGATGAGCTTTATTAATTTCTTGTTGTTTTCCGATTAATGGTTGAACTGCACTCATTGGATATGGAGTACCAGTATACATATAAGGAATAGGAATAATTGGATATTCATTCATTGGTAAAATATATTCATATAAAAATACATCATCACCAGCACTGCAAGTTTGTACTATTCTATTTTCAAAGAACTTTATGGAATCTAAAATATTCTTTTTTGCTTCTGCATTACTTTCAAGAATTTTATAATCAGATTCACTCATTATTTGTTGTTTAACTTGAGTAGCAGCATCTTGAGCTTCAGCCATTAACTGCATCTCTTTTTCTTTAATTGCTTGAGCAGCCATCTCTTGAGATTTCTTTATTTCTAATTGAGCCCTCTCAGGAATAATTTCTCCAGTTTGCACAGCTTGTTCAATCTGCATCTGTTTTTCTATAAGACTAACTTCTACTTCTTGTTGAAAATCAGATAATTGTTTTTGTACAGCTTCTTTAATATTATCCATTTCAGCAGGAGAAGGCTGAACTTTTATATAGACATTTCTATATGGAAACTTCTTTTTAGAGTATGTTTCATAGTATGGGATAATATCTTCATCTTCAGCCTCTAGACTAATCCCCATTGTAATATCTTCAGGCTGAGATGTTCCACTTAAATCAGTATCTCTTTCAGAATATGAGACAACATCAGTGCTTTTTGATACTTTTTTAATCTTAGCTTCAAACTCAGGAAGCATATTAATAAGTCTTGTTCTTGCTATATTCTTTCTTACTTGTATAAAGTTAGCATCTCTGAATAAAAAGTCTCTACTTGCTGGGTCGACATATACATCATATGGGTCTAATCTATTAAATCTCACTTCCCCCATACCTCTATCAGCGTCTTTATCTATATCTACAAGAAAGTATCCCACACCTTTAGTTAAGGCATCGAGTGCAACTTGACTATACAATGACTTACCATTAGATAAGTACCAACAATAATCTGCAATATCTGAATGTACTTGAGCCACATCTACATCATCTCCAGTAGCTCCAACTGCTTTCCATTTCGGGCTATTAGCAGTTACAAAGTATTTCATTATCTCTATAATAGGAGTTACTCTATTAATAGTGAATGTGGGCATACCCGATTCTTCTAACTGGTCTTTCTCTTCTTTAGATAATTGCTCATCGAGATAAAAGTCATACCCTTTCTGACTTAAATGTTGCCATCTTTGTCTATGAGAATTATTTGCCCTATCCCATAATTGTTTATTTACTTGGGCTTTTGATTTTTTAGTTGTTCTTGCCATTTATCGTTTAGAAATTGGGTCTCTTACTGGTGAACCTTTTTTGACGACACATTCACTTCCTCTTTTTTTACCCCACACCCATGTGCCTCCTTTTTTTTTACATTCATACCTTCTTTGATTCACATTGAAAGTTTCTGTTTCACCTTTTCTTCCTCCTTTTACCCAATCTTGGTAAGATTTTTCATTTAATTCTTTATTTGTCATTGTTTTATTTTTTTGCTTTGCCATTATTAATATTCCCTTACTAATCTCTTTCTTGGTTCCCCTCCAGCTTTTGCTTCTTTTTTAGCTTTTTTAGAAGATTGCCTTTGTTCAATTCTTTTTGGAGATTCAACTGTTCTTTTTTGTTGTTGAAGAGGAGCTCCTCTTACTTTCTTAGCTTGTCTTGCGGCCCCTCCCGCTATACCTTCAGTAGTAATTTCAGGGACTTGTACAAACTTATGTAAATCATTATCTTTGTTTATTTTTAAAAGTGATTGCTGAACCTGATTTATATCTCCGCTATCAATTACCCCATATAAGTCACCAAAGGCTCTCTTCAGAACTCCTTTTAATTTTTTACCCTTCTTTTTACTAAGTGTATCTATATAAGATGTTAAATTATCAGCCCAACCAGTAAACATTTTACTTGCAGTATTAGCTTTTCTAACTATCCCAGCAGGAGACACTGCTTCAAGAGCCGCCCCCGGGCCTCCTCTAAAATCTGGTCTTTCATCTGGAAAGAATCTTTTATATATCCACTCTAAATTCTGTGGAGTTACTTTACCAGTAGTAGATAACGGAGGAACATCCGATGAAGTTTTATATTTACCGCCAGTAAAAATATCCATCAAAGACCTTCTTTCTTCATTTTTCCAACCTGATACTAATTTATCTTCAATAGGCATATTATTCTTTTATTTCTACATGAACTAAATCATCGAAGTTATTATCTGCTATCTCTCCATCAGAGTCCCAGTCGCCACCCCAGCGGATATTAACATTCATTTGTTTTCCTATACCACGAATCATACCACCCATATAATGAAATCGTTCTCTATCTTCCCAATCTATCGGGTAAGGAGCGAGGTCAACAGCTTTTCCTTCTATGTGTTTGGAATATCTAGTTTTAGTTTTCCCCTGTGCTAACAATAGCTCTTGCCGCTCCTTACTCCGAAGTCCTTCAATAATGGTAACATCCATTATTTTAATTAATTCGTTTAGTACATTGACAAGTTTTACATTAACGCCTTTAAGACGTTCTTTACTTCTTCTACCGAATCTAGGCATTACTACTTTCTAGCGCAAGAATATTTACGACCTTGCCAAGTGAATGAGTCACCGCCTGACTTACCTTTACATTTAGAAGCAAATGTTTTTCTAAAACTTTGAGCTGGCTTTGAACCTTTTTCATACTTAGCGTAAGCCCCACCTTCAGTCATTACAACAGACTTTAAACCTTTCTTTTTGATTTTTCCAGTTGGAGACATTTTAGAAGGGTCTTTAACTTTAGAAATATCAACCATAGATTGACCTGAACCGGGTTTTTTCTTTTCCCTAGAAACAACCATTTTGTTAATTTTTTTAACATTTTTTCTAATATTTTTTCTTTTTCTACCTGCCTTAGTAAGCATTTCCCCAGCTACCCATTTACCAGCAGATTTTCTTTTAGACCTTCTTTCTTTTAGTTTTTTTAATAATGCCATTTTAATATCCTCTTTTGTTTAAGCTACTAACCAACTTTTTGCCTTTCTTTTAGGTTTGAACCAACTTCTTTTCTTTTCATCTTTTTTCATATTTGGCGGAAAAGCGTGCACTTGTGAGTAATAAAGGCTCTCTATTGTGTCATCGTGGCTCATTTTGGGGCCAAAAGTAAGGATTTCGTTGATTAAATCAAACATATTTTTCCTTAAATGTACCGTTCCTGTACTAAAACGGGCCGCAAGTCCCGAATAAATGCGATTTCTCTTTTGTTGTCCGCCCGGTTTCTCAGGAATTACTGCGATATCGTACTTATTTATCCTTCTTCGCTCATCATTTAGGGCCTGAAAGATACTTCTATTCATAGCAACGTCTTCTACAGTAGATGACATACAGTTATATTTCTGATGCAATTCTAGGATTATATCCACAACTCCTTTCTTACCAAGTATTTCACCAGTCTCTGGATTCTTAGAACCAATAGTGGGGATACTTCGATGTCTCTCATATTCTAATACATATAATTCATTATTAGTATCAATAGCAATAACCATTATTACTGAGAAATCACTATGCTTAGTATCTATATCTGTTGCAGGGTCGCAACCAATGAATGTATTGACAGGAATATCATCATTATCTTTAACAATGTAATTAATGCCATCTTCATTTTTGAAGTAACCTTCCCAGTATCTGATATGCTCTCTTCTCCATATTGCATCTTCTTCACTCATAACCTCCATCATGTATTCTTGGTAAAACTTCTGAGGTTGTCCTGAATCTGCGTAGAATCTTTTCTTTTCTTGTATTTTCTTTAATGGAAAAAATGATTCCCATAATGGTGTATTTTCATCCAGTAATGCTTTATAAGTAATAACTTTCCATGAAAACTTTTTATTATCTTTTTTAGCCTTTGAGTAATTAGTAATAAGATTGTTAATGAAAGAGTCATAATGTACGGGAGTACCATTAACACGCAACCTACCAGTATGAGGCTCAATAGCGGGATACACAACAGCGGTAACCAAATTAGCGTTCTTATCCCTAGCGTCTTTCGTGATTGTGTTTGCTTCGTGTTCGAAGTCATCAAGGACAATGAGGTCGTATCTTTTGTGAAGTTTTGCTCCCCCTCTGATTCCTGCGACATTACTTTTACTAATAAGTTTACACCCATTTGTTAGTTCTATGTCTTCTTCTGTCCATTTCCTACCTCTCATAGGGCCAAAATAATATTTTATCTTATCATTGTATTCTAAATGATGTTTGATATAATCCATATTCCCAACACTAAGCTTTTGCGTAGCAGAAACCCAAGCATAAAATAAGAAATTTTCTTTTGTTGCAAATACAAAGTCTTTAATGATTGATGCTTTTGTAAGTACGGTTTTGCCATGACCACGAGGTATAATAATAGCAGTTTGTTTTACATTTAGATTATCAATAGCATCGGCTACTTCATAATGAAAGAAAGGAGTCTCACTGCGCATGAAATCATCTGGAAGGAATAGTTTACCAAATGATATAAGGTCTTTACTAGCTAATCGTAGGGCTTCTTCAGCTTTTGATACATCCTGAGAATTAATATTCACTTTTTTCTTTAAACCCATCTGTATTTTTATTTATAAAATCAGGGGTTTCTTTATAATTTGCTGTTATTTCGGAACCTTTTTTAATACTTCTTGTAGAATATAAGTTATAAGATTCATCCTCTTTTTTTAAAATTGAATTTTTATTAAACTGATGATTTACCCTAGCTCCAAGTTCTGTTTGAATTATTTTCTTATCTTTAGGATAAAAAGCATTACCAATCATTTCTTTTGAATCTATATCTCTCGACGCAAATGCACCTATTCCATGTATATCTGAATCTCCAAAACGAAAACTTCTTGATATATCTATATCAGAATCAGATTTTACTTTATTCATCATATCAAAAGCCCGATTACTTGATACTTTTTTCTTTTTCTTTTTCATTGGGAAGAGGTTTAGTCTTTTCCCGTTTGTGTCTATATTACTCATTGTCTTGTTTATATTTATTGTCTAAAAACTCTTTAAATTTATCTTCATTATCTTCCATTTCAATATAATCATTGAATAATGTTTCTAATGTTCTTAATCTCTGGATTATAAATTGGGTAGTCATAGATATTTCTTCTATTGACCTTCTTAAATCATGCTTACTATATGTCTTTTTTTTCTTCATTAATTTTCCCAACAGTGGATACCTTCTTTTTTAAATTCTATAGTAGTCCAACCAGTTCTTATAATAGGGAAGAAAGAATATCTGGCGTAATCAGCGTATCTAAGAAATGAACCACCTCTTATATACCATCTTCTTTTCATCTCTTCTGTATTATCATCTCCTATAATTAAACTATCCATAGGTTTTACATATAGTTGATGATTATGTCCTAAGAAGAATACATCTCCCTGACTATAAACAGCAGCCATCTTATCTAATTCTAAATCACCATTCTTTCCACCAGACTTACCATGACCAGAAACAAGGTTATATGAAACACCCCCTACAGTTATTCTTGTATAACCGGGCATCCTATAGTATGGGACTCCTAACTCTTTTGCTAATACTTTACAAACATCGAAGTCTAGAATATTAAAAGAACGTAAGTAATCATGGTTACCACCTCTAATAAACAAGCATTTATCTTTTATTGGTTCTACCAGTCTTACAAATTCTAAGTATTGTTCTTCTGGTGGTATATCCTGACCTCTTTGATTAATTTTGTAATGAGGAGGGATTAACTCTAATAAATCACCATTACCAAACCATTTAGCATCGTCATCTTTTTCTATAATCCCAATAGCTTCTTCAAACTTTTTAAAATCATGCTCCACTGCTCCCACATGTACATCAGTAAGACCATGTATTCTTAACTCTTTTCCTCCATTTACTTCTAATATATCACCCGGTTCAACATATTTTAATTCTTGTAAAACATTAACATCAATCTGTATAGAAAAATACCTGCTACAACTAAGACATCTAAACTCCTGTGTTCTATTACCAGTTACTAAAATCTTAGTGCCATTTTTCTTCGTCTTCAATGAATTACATTTAGGGCATCTCATTAGAAATCTCTCCGCTTAATTTCTTTTGTTCTCTTGTAGCTCCTTCTATCTCATCAGAAGTGAATCCTTGAAATACTCCAAGAAGGCCTGTCTCTTTTTGTTTTATTGTATTGCCTGAAGTACCGACAATCTTTCCTAACTCTTTAATAGATTGTAAAATAATATTATCGTCTTCACTAAAATCTGCAAGATTTTTTAATTTACTAAGGACATATTCATGGTCTACACCCATACCCTTAGCTACATCAAGCACCGATTTCTCTATTTCCTTCATTACTCTCTCCTGTTTTAGTAGTATTGTTGCCTTTTTCCTAGCTTTTTGATTAGACATTTCATTGTATGCAGTCTTATAAGCATCTATTGCACCTAAACCTACAACAATATTAGTAGCAAATTCCTTTTCTTTATTAGTCACTTCTTTTCTTTTGTAAACACGATTAGAAGTGTTCTTTATTTTAGTGGAGAATGTATATCTATTTGGATGATTATCAAAGTCTGTATCCATTTTAACATTAGGGCGATTTAAGAAACTACCAACTATAGTCCTTACCCACCCTTTTGCGAATTTATAATTCTTCCTATCTGAATGATGTTGTACACTATTCGATACTTTTATTAGTTGTACTATTCTGTCATCATCAGAATACACCCAATCCCCTTCATTTGCATTCCTCCAATCTGGATGAACTACTGTATTTGGGTACTCTTCTCTAAATTCATCTATATCTTCATAGACGAAATGCTCTACACCTTTAATTGTTCTTTTTTCTGGCATTTAGTTTTTCTTGGATTTTTAAATCACTTATCTGCAATACAAGATTATCAATTAATGAACTGACATCTCTATGTATCATAAACACATCTCCATCTATCTCTAATGGAATCATCTCTTCTGAAAGGTTTTTCAACACAGCCTCTTGAGTCTTTATAGGTAAGTCTGTTAGTTCTTCTATTAAATCGGCCATAGCTATTTTTTTATACATACCTTTTATTTTCCCTTGCCCTACCACCCTTTAATCTAATACATTTGTCAAGCTTGCCCAAGTTATAATTACTAGAAAAATTGCGTTATTTTGATGTGTGGCCTTATTATTGATAGTACCCCCTATCGGGGGGATTCCGAAATTAGAATTTTCGTTATTTTTCATTTAGTTAATGATATAATTATTGAACTAACAGGAGATTAAAATAGCATGGCTATAGATGTCAATGTAACACAGATTCATGAGGATGATGTAAAAGATACCGAACAAGTCACTGATAAGCTTGGTGAAGTGATGGGGCAAGAGCCTGATATGTTTCTGGCTAACGCAATCATTTCTTTGGAAGGCAAGTCTATGGCAGCAAAGCGTACCAAGGCTAGAGAATTAGCAGCTCAAGCTAGGTTGTACGAAACTCAAGCTAACATAGCTGGTGACAGATACAACTTGAAGAAGTGGAATCAGGTGGCTTTTGCACTAAAGACGCTTAAATGATTTGATATGATGGACGGGGCTCAGGTGATAGCGAGCCCCATTACCCTCTTTCTTTTTATTTATCTTCTTTATTTATGTTATTATATGTATATACGCATGAATATTGAATATATTTAATTCATATTAGTATCAAGTATTGTATCAACTTGGGCATTAACCATTAAATACAGGTGTCTTCTCTATGTCGCCTCGTCTAGTGGGTTCAGCGAGCCTGTATAAATATTGAAATAATTGAACCCAACCACTTTTAATCATTAACCAATAAGGAGTCAGTATGGGTATCAAGAATAAGTCTTGGGATGAGCAGAAGCATCCTATGAAAGAGTTTCAAATTGGCACAGAATATGAAAGTGGTAAACCTGCTTGGATTAGTGTTAATGTAGGAACATATTGGGGCTGTCGTGCAAGAGATTGTGACGCTGAGTTCTTAGTTAATGAAGTACCGAAGTCTGAAGATGGTTTCTGTCTTGAGTGTAGAGAGATTATCTATAAAGATATTGGCATTTCATAATACAATCAAGGTTTGCCGCTACCTTGTAACCCAAAGCGGCTACGTAAATTGAGGGGGAACTACCGTCCATCATAATTGTGCTCACTATAGTATGAGTAATATTTGTGGTGAGCATTGTTCCCCTTCATAACTTAAAGGAGAATACAATGAAACAAGATTTATTTGAGAAGATT